TCTCAGTTGCGATGTTGGCCTTCTGCCGCTCGATCATGTCAGATAATGGATTGTCCCACTGGTATGTCAGTGCGTCCTTTTCCAATCCCGGTGGCAGTTCGCGCGCGCCGTAGCCGCCGGCAGCGTCAATGATCTTGTCAGCCTCGTACAGCAACGCATCATTGTATTCGACTTGCATCGGTGCAAAGAGCGGAAGCGCTGAACGAATATACTCATCGATCATAAACTGGACTTTGACCGTGCTTTCACTGTGCTGCGTGTCAGGCATGCGAAGGCGATCGAGGTAGAACGCCCGTGTGATCTGGCTCTCTGTCCGCATCAGAGAGTCAACGCCAAGGCCTGGATCCTTGCCAAGACCTAGCGGCTCAACGGGCGCACCTGTTCGTCCGTCATAGCTGCCTTCAACCCATGTGATATCGCCAGCCCTCAGTGAAACATCACCACGGATGGCTTCGCGATACCCAACCAACGGCGGGTTCACGGCCTTTTCCGCCGCCTCAAGGATTGAGAGCGCCTGCTGTTGGATCAACCGCGCATCCGGTAGAGCAATCGTCGTGGCCGGTGAAATCGCATAGGCCCATTGTGGCAGCGTCACCCACCGAGGAATGACATAGCGCAGCGTCGGGTTATGTGACTCTTTAAGAATAACACCGTTCTCTGCGTCTACCCAGATCGATGCGAACCCATCTTTTCTCTTGAGCGGCCGATTCCTGTAGCTGTCGTATTCCGCTGCCGGCAGAACCTCGTGACGAACTTGGAAAGTCTGGTCAGGGTTTTTTGAAAGCGCTTTCTTGACCGGCTCGGCAAGCTTCTTCTCCCCATACCGCTGTGCCATGATCCGCGCCGGAACCTGCTCGCGCCTAGTGACAACTTCAGCTGTTCCCTCGTCTCCGATGCTCCAAACTACGTCTTTGGTGTGCCATGAGCGAACACGCAGGCCTGACTGGTCTTTGGCAAGATCCACACTGAGGCACGCATCGCCGAAGAAAGAAAAGAACTCATCCGCTTCGCCGGTTGCTCTCACATACCCGCTGTTGCGATCGTGCAAGATGCGGCGCTGTTGCGATGATCGCCAATCGAGATATTCCCGATGCCGCGGCTCATCGTTGAGATCGTCGTCAAGCAATCGATGCCAGAAATACTGTTTGCCTGGCGGCCGCAGCATGGCACCGACCTGGCTTTTGAAATCCCGTGCCAACAGCAACGGCGTGCCGTCGATCAAATGGCCGGCGTAGTCATCGCCAAGGATCAACTCAGTTGTGAAGCTGGCCAAGTGAGGCGCGAAGTTGAGCGCGATCTCCTGGCGCAACGTATCAAGCTGCTGCCGCGCGCTAAACTTCCGATCTCCCCGCTTGATCAGTTCAAGCGCATTCTCATCTGCCATCTAGCCGAGTGTCGTCCGTGAATAGCTGGTGCCGCTGAGATCAGTGCTCTTGCGGCCACGACGGTTGCGCTCTTCCTCCCGGCGTTTGGCCGTTGCATTCGCTTTAATGTCTGGGTCGTCTGGCGTTGGAACCCGAACAGGATCTTTCGGCTTTGGCACCTTCGGCTTGAACATGTCGCCCATTACCTGCGTCTCCTTATGTAGCTGTGACCCATTTTAGCCTGTGTTGGCATTCGGTACGGATCGGAAAGCCTTGGCTGCACCCGCCTCGAACCAGTTGAAAGCGCGATAATCACCGCCTCGCCATCGTCTGGCGACCGACCAAGCAACTTCTTGACCTCTTCCTTGGGGCGAACCTGGATTACACCGCCCGTCATCAGGCGCCATCGAAACGATGCCAGATCAGCCCGAAGCATCGCATCAGGAGGCAACGCAACAAGCTCTTGCGACTCCGGGTCAAGCAATTCCCGCACACGCCAGATCGCCTCACTTCGAACGTTGGCGAACTTTAACCGGCCGTCCGATGTGGTTGCATCCGACTTTGCCGATGGCACAAACCCAAACACTGAGATTTCCGCGTCTCTCAAATGCTCGTATGTAGAGCCACCATAACCGCCGCCCATGTCGATGTTGACTTGAGCCGCGTGCTTGAGGTGCATCATGATGAAGCCAGAAGCCGTAGAACCGTCCGGTGTTTCAGCACCCTTGTATTTTACGAGCTTATCGACCCAGTGCTTGATATTGCCCTTGCCCTGCCATCGTGGCGCGAGAACGGTGTTGTCTTTACCACCCTGGGCAATATCAACTCCGATCGCTTCCATTCGCTCGCCGCCGTCTTCAACCCATCGGCTCTGCGCGGCTCTGATCCACTCGGTTGGAATGACTTGGAATTCATCATCGACGGCTTCGGCTGTGAAATCACCATCGGCGTAGCGCTTGCGAAGCTCTGCCGGCAACAAGGCAAGCTGTCGGCTGTAGTTGGTGCGGTTGAGGTCCGGGTTGTCCCCGAGACCTGATCGGATGAAAGTGCGGCTGACGGTTTCGACCATCTGGCCGTCAACTTCACGTTCCCCGGGCTCTTCGAACCACAGCCATTCATCTTCAGGCCCGCGGCATGTCCACAGCGGTTCGCCCATCGGATATGGGTAAAGCGGGTGCTCCGGGTCCACCCACGGAGCGAACCAGCGAACGATCCATTCACCTTCCGCAGTAGTCGGCGGGTTGGTTGCAAATATCGCCTGGCAGTGCTGCCCTTCTTTCGTCGTTCGGAGCCAGCCAAGTACGAAATCAACTTGGCTCTCCAAGAAGTCGCTCGCCTCATCAAAGCCGATGAGATCCTTCGGTCTGCCCTTATAACGCTGCTCGTCGCCTGGATGCTGTAGGCCGCCGAAATCAATAACCCGGCCATCACCAAGTGACCATCGATTGTCTTGGCCGTTGTAACCCTGTCGGGTGTCCAGAATTTCGGCAGTGCGATCAACAAGCCAGCTAACGTCCTTGTTTACCCGGCGCAGCAAGAGCGATCTTGTGTGCTCCTGCAAAGCCCGGCCGATAATGAGATCCGACTTACCGCCCCCGGCTTCGCCGCCATACAACATTTGGTCTACATTGCAGAAGTAGGCCGTTGTTTGCGGGCCTGGATTCGGTATCCACTTCTTGTCTTTGGTCGCGTCCAGCGCCAGCTTTTGGACCTCTTGCCGTTCGGCTGGGTCCATCGCGTTCAAGCGCTCTATGATGTCGTCTAGTGACAGGCTCATTAGACAAATGAAGCAGATAAATTGGGTGCAAACCCGTGGTTTTTGACACTTTCGACCATTTTACTAGACATTTAGGCGTCTTCTTTGCGGCTTGCGGCTGCTCCAACAGCCTTACCAAGCATGAACGCAACGCGTCGGGCGGCTTCCATGTCTTGAACCTGGATAGGCTGGCCGTCTTTGCCGGTGATTTCCGTTGATGTCTTGTCGCCGTAGATCTTGGGAAGACACTTGCTAAGCAGCCACTTGCGCGTATCCAGTCTTAGACGGTCGCGGTCTGCTGCTGAATCTTCTTTTTCGCCGTCCGAAATATCAAGCAATTCGTCGGCCATAGCTTCATAGCCGATCTCGCGTGCGCTTGTGTATTGCGCGTAAAACTCGGGATTATTTTTGACCCATTGTCTGACTGTTGACTCGGGCGGAAAGTCTTCGTTCTCTCGGCATACACGTCTGAGGCCTTGCCCCTTCTCCAGTTCCTTGCAGATCTTGTCTGCGATCTCCTGGGTAAAGAGGGTTGGTCTACCGTGAGGCTTCTTTTCCTTCTTAGTGGCCATCGTTGAACTCCGGTATTGGAGAAAATGTTGGAACGCTGATTGGTTTGCGGAAGGTGTGATCAAACAATGTGAGGCCTACCGCGATGAATGAGATGATTCCTACCGCTGCCAGAACCGCACCGATGATAAACCATTGGAACCCATGTGGGTGGTGCATCATGCAGGCGTAGGCTTCGTTCATTGCACCGTCAACTTTTCCTGGCGCGTGTGGTCATTGTTGATGATGCTCATACTGCTACCTGGATGTTGGACTGTGCGAGGCGTTCGCGGATGCGTTGCTTTGCGAGGTCTGCAACTGTGGTGACGCCTAGCTGCATGCTTGGTTTAGTAGGGGCCGGCGCTACATCCTTGGTGTGGGGAGGTTCGCCCATCGTCGGAAGGAGAGAAGCCGAGCTGGACTGTGCAATTGGATGTGCGCCGGTATTCGGTATGTTGTCGGGCGTTACCGACATGAGATAGGGAAAAACGCTTGCGAGCGTGAAAGCAGCCGCTGCAAGGGCAATCACAAAGGCCATAGCCATGCCCATCAGTTCGTTGGCGTTTCGGATAGCTCCGACGCTCTCACCGTCCCCAAACCAACCATTGGTCCAGCGACTATAAAGCGATGCTTGTGCGGCTGTGTAGGAAACGCCTGCCTTGTCCTTGTCTGACGTGGCTGCTGCAATAGTTTCGCGGGCGCTGGCAAGAACACGCTCGGTTGCTGCGATTTGCTTTTCGATTTTCTGGATGTTGACGGCCACGCCCTTGAGCTTGAGCAGATGGTTCAACTCTGCTGTGCGCGCTTCGCATTTTGTCCCGCATCCACCGCGGCCGGCCTCCCGGTCACGCTCGGCAGTTTTCTCGGCAATCAATGGTGCAAGCTCTTCAGGCGAGGCCGGGGCTGCCGTGACTGACCAGCCGTTGACATCTTTTCGCACCAAGGCATCAAGACCAGCAACCAGGGAAGCCTTACGAGCCTTGAATGTTTTCAGGTCTGCTTTGGCCTGCTCTTTCTTTGCCTTGCCGTTTTCTTGGAAGGCTGCGGCTTGCAGATGGGCTTTTTGGACTTCGACAACTCGGTTGCTTGTTGCAACACCCATGTTGGACAAGACGTTGAAGCCGAACACAGCGATAGCAACGGCGCCGAGAATTTTGCCGAGGTCTTCAAAGCCGAGCTTGTAGTAATAGATTGCCATGATCGGCATGAGAGCGGAGCCTGCCGATAGAGCCGCAAGGCCATAGGCGGACGTGTCATTGATCGTCGCGCCAAAGTCATAGCTGTATTTCGCGTCAACGATCGCGAGCACCAAGCCCACAGCGCTTAGCAGCAAGAAGTGGAAGCGCAGCGGATTGCGCGGTTTGGTTTCATCTCGCTTGAAGCATTTCAGCATGTCGGGCTCCCGATTGTCAGGGACTCAATGCACTGTTTCTTGAGTGCTTGCGCACATGGTTATTTCAAGCAGCAGGTTGTCGTAGACGTTGAGGTAGCGAACGGTTGCGTTGAACCATTCGGCCAATTCTTCCTCACTCAGATTGTGGCTGTTTGCTCGCAACAGCGAGACAATCGTGTCTGCTTTTAAGATTAAATCGCTCAAAGCTTCGGCGAGCTGACGGGCTTCGGAGTCCATGACAGCAGGCCTTGGTATTGCTCTGGGCGTATTTTCGGATTGAGTGGCCTAGCCTATACTGGTGGCTGGCCGGGGTGCCCCGTGACCTACGCGTATGCGGTCATTATTCAGACAGGCGTCGTCCCGTGACGAATCATTTACCACACTGGATTCATTGACTCAATTACTGTTGTTATTTGTCTTGTGCGTGAGTCGTTTGGGCAACATCACGCCGCCTCCACGCTTTCGATGCTCTGCCGTACCCGGTGCTCTTTTCCAAACAGATTGACGACAAACTCACACTGTTCGCCGCGGATGTCGAGCAATCGTGTCTCGTGGCCCTGGAAGCCGCCAGACGTGATCCTGATGCTGTCGCCCGGTTTAAGGGATTTGGCACCTGGCAGGCTCGTTGTGCTTGTCTGGTGAATGTTGAAACACCTTTTGAGGCTGTGCTGGGGAATGATTGCCGGCCGGCCGTCGCGGGAAATCACGCCATAGACGTGCGGCTGATCGAATATGCCAAACCATGATGGCCGCTTGGCGGCTAAACCTGCCACAACGTACCCCGACATGATTGGCCGAAGCACGATGCGAGCCTGCTTCCGGTTGCCGTGGCCGCGGCGCTCGGTGCGCTCTTCCATCGGGGCGAATGCTAGCACGCCGATCCTTGGTAGCTGCTCAATCACCTTGCCGATGCGCTGGCTGTCCACTCGCAAGACGAAATAGTCCCGGTGCATGGCGGATGTCTGCGCCTGCTCGATGGCCTGCCGGTTAATCTCTTGCCAGTCAGTCATCAGAACCATCCTCTGCAATTGGTGGCGCGATGGCAAACGTGACCGACTTGCCGTCATCGGAAAGTGTCATCATTGTCGGAAGACTGGTTCGCCAGGCCCTCATCTCCTCAATAGAAATTGTGACTGGCTCACAACCCAACCGTTGAAGCAGGCAGGCGATTGCCTGAGATGCCGTCCATTCTTGAGGCATGGCTTGATCCTTTGTTGGGACAGATACGCCGGGGACAGGTTGAGGGTAGAGTGTTCAATCTTCGAGCAGGCGCCCATAAAGGCAAACTTGGGGGATCTCATCTGACTCGCCATCGTCCATGAACCATTCAACACGAGCGATTTCATAATTTGTGGGGCCGTCGAGAGCGTTCAAAATGATGACATCGCCCTTGCGCGGAACATGGCCCATAAGTGACCAGGCGATCATATCGTCCGGCTCTTTCTGGACGTCATACAACTCTATCTTCGCGGACATGTAGGCCTCGTGCATTGAGTTGGGAGAGGGAGGTTGCAGGCAGTGCAGCGGGGCTGGTGGGCTGGGCTCATGCCTTGCTCCAGGTCCACACAGCGTACATCCAGCTAGCCCCGCAAACCGCGCCGAATAGCACGTAGGTTGCGGGAAATGAGCCTTGTGGCTCGCCGCTGACGATGTAGCTCATAATCAGAACCATCATCATCGTGGTGAAGCCTAGTATCCATGGGAGTTCTTTCATATTGACCTCTTAACTGGCCTCTGCTTGTTGCTCTTGCGCCTTGCCATCTTCGCCGACGCCGATAGCCGGGGATCTTCGCGGGTGACTATCCGCTGCCTGCCGTCCTGGTCCGTGACTAGTTTTTGGGTGGCGGGTAGCTTCATCCCAGCAGCTCCATCTGTTCGGCGGCCGGTTGCTTTTCCTGCTCAACGAATAGATCCGGCTGCTTGTAAGCTTCCTCTATGCGACGGCAGGCAAGATCGAACCATTCCGGATCAATTTCACACCCGATGAACCGCCGCCCCTCCTTAACCGCAGCGACTCCAGTCGAACCACCGCCAAGAAATGGATCAAGAACCAAGTCTCCGACCTGGGTATGTAATTTTATAAAATGCTGCGCAAGTTCAGGCGGTTTTGGTGTTGGGTGATCTGATGCTGATGGAATGATCTTTCTTATGCCGCGATACTTCGGACGAATGATATTTTCAACAGCGTCCGTTTCATCGAACCATCGACACGCCGCCCCAGCCTTTTGCGCCACAAGAACCGTTTCATAAGATCTTCGATAATGCCACCCCATGCCCATTGGGCCTTTATCCCACACGACCATCTGCTTAAAATCCAAATGTTGATCCAATAACAGCGCCCACCTGGCAAATTGCGGATCAGGGCCGCCGCCGCAGCAGCAGCAGCAGCAGCAGCATCCCGGTTCGAGCAAAGACGGCAATTGAGCAAACAGCCATTCGATCAATTGCCGTGTTTCTTCCGGCCCATCATTGGCAATTGGACGGGGATTTGATCCACAACCGAGAGGCAGCGCTAGGGCTTTCTCCCAGTTGTGGATCAAATCCCCGTTGTTGTTGTTATGACCGTACGGTGGGTCCGTGAAAATGAAATCGACCTTCCCCAGCGTCGGCAGAATTTCCCGGCAGTCGCCCAAATAGATCGTGCAATCGCCTATTGTTTCGACCTTGCTCATGCTGACATCACCTTTTTGTGGACGAACCGGAACACGGTCATTTTGTCTGGCCGCTCGCCTAGCTCCGCCAATTCTGCATCCGTGACGTGCGGCGGCCTGATCCCCTTGCGGCGGCTTACGTCTCTCAAGACGGGCTCAACAGCTAGCCGGGTGCGGTGCGTGTCAATCATGCTTTGGCCTCCGCGTAATTCCCTTCGTCCAGCCATTCCTGCGCTTTCGCTTTGCACAGCTTCGCGCCCGCAAGTGCCTGCTCTCGCGTTTGGTAATAACCGGTGGATTGGTCATAGCCGTCTGATCCGACCATCGAGACATGCGCCGCGCCTAGCTTCGCGGAATAAAACGGCCCTCGGACGAAATTGCCGGCATCGTCAAAATAACCTGGATGCTCTTC